CACAGTACGTGTTTTTGTCAAGGACGAGCCCACGTCTATCAAGAAATTGTTAGACGATCGTCAGCGTATAATATGTAGTATTAGCGCACTTGATAATTGTATATCCAAATTCGTTCATAAGGACCAGAATACGGCTGAGATCGATAGTTGGAGTACAATACCCATCAAATCAGGAATGGGCACCACCACTGATACTCAAATTAATGCGATAGCTTCAACCGAAGAACTATTGTCCCTAGTTAGACGTAGGAAGATGGAAGATATCTCAGCATGGGATTATTCCGTTCAACCTATTGACTTTGAGATGTCGCAGAAAGTCAGAGTGTTGTGCAATAATGGTCTAGGCACTGTGTGGGACAAGATCTCAAAGGCCTTGTATTATTGTGCACAGAGGAAAGTCTTTGCCATTTCAGACGGAAAGTTGTTAGCTCAAAAGTATCGAGGCGTGATGGGGAGTGGTTGGCATTTAACCGCTTCTATGAACTCCAAGACACGAGTAATGACTGCAGATGTAGCAGCTTCTTTAGAATCCAAGAAGTTCGTTCATGTGCGTGCAAACGCCATGGGTGATGATGCTATATTTGATGACGTCTTCAAAGATACCCGTTCCGCGTTCCAACGAATCCATAGGAAGGTGAAAGAGGCAGGCACTGTCATTGAGAGTCTTGAAAAAGGCTTCGAATGGTGTTCCACGGTCTTCAAACGAGATGGGGGTAAGGTTATTGCCTATCCTGTCAACGTGGAGAAACAGATGTGGAATCTATTATGCAACCAATCAGTCAACACCACTCCCAACCATGAGTATACGGAATTTATACATCGATTCAGAGATCACCCCAATCTTTCACATATCAAAAAGGTACTGGAAGATTGCGGCTTCATAGCCTCCTTAACTGTGAATAAGGGGGATGATGATTTGTAATCTCAAACGCATTCAAGGTTACGACCCCTATCGGGAGAAATGGATGTGGCGTCCATTGCCTTATCGGAATACGCAGTCAAGCTGGGAAAATTGGAGCCTTGAGTCACCCAGTAAAATATGGCAGGAAAGAATAACATTCGAATCAAACCAAAGAAGACATTAAAGTCTATGCCCTCACAGGCTAAACCACCAAAACCCAAGACTCGTAAGGGTCCTGGGCCCATGGAAAACCTCGGAACTGCATTAGGATACCTCGGAGGAGGCATCCTAGGAGCTCCAGGTGTCGGTTCTCAGATTGGCAAATATGCCGGTCGAGCCGTCGGTTGGATCACAGGCACTGGTGATTACGTAACAAATTACGACCAGATCACTCAGAACGCTTGTATTACTCCAAGCTTTAGTGGAGCTGATTTCACTGTAATATCTCGTAAGGAGTATTTAGGTGATGTTGTGTCAGGTCCTCTAGTTGGCACTGCCACCGGATTTTCACTAACTTCTTATCCTCTAAACCCCGCTCAAACATCAGCCTTTCCTTGGTTAGCATCTATTGCAGCCAATTATGAGCAGTATGATATTATGGGTATGGTTTATGAGTTTAAGTCGACTTCAGGTGATGCCACCGGTGTCAACACTTCTTTAGGTTCAGTTGTTATGGCAACGCAATATGATCCCACAAAGCCTATCTTTCAAAGTAAACTAGAGATGGAAGATTATTTCTTCTCGACCACTTGTAAACCAAGCTCTAGCATGTTACATGCTATTGAATGTAAGAATAGTCTTTCTCCCACAACTGGTATACTTTACACAAGATCTGGAGCCTTAACCGGCACTGATCTCAGATGGACAGACTTTGGTAAATTCTCCATAGCCACCCAGGGAATGCCTAATGCAGGCACTAACTTAGGTGAACTTTGGGTTTCTTATAAGGTTAAACTTATGAAACCTAGATTGCCTATAACCATTGGTTATGGAGGACAGATCGCTTCCGGCCACACAAATCGAACTGGTGTTGTTTCAGGTTCTTGGGCAGGTACTGCGTCAACTTTTGACTATGGACCACTCCCAATAACCCTCACCAGCACTAATGCAATCACTTTTCCTGCTATTCCGCAGATGAATTACTTGATTTTAGTGAACGTTATAGCAGCCACGTCGGTTACTTCATTTAATTTTGGAGCTTCCGTTAATTTGACTACACTTAGAGCGCATGCAAATTCAGGTGTCGACACTTCAAACACCGTTTGGGGTGTCTTTCAGTACACCGGTCTCAATGCAGGCCTAGCGTCCGTCAATTGTGGTACAGGTTCCATCATCGTAGGAACCGCTACTTCAGACGTTTTCGTTACTCAACTCGATGAAACAATTTTATCGTAGTTGGGTATGCAATGACAACCAATATTAGGAATACGTTTAGCCAACGTAGACGATCTAATATTTCGGGCCCCGATCCCGTCATAGGTGAGGACAAATAC